AAGTTGCTTCGGCACAAATCAGCACACTTTCAATTGCAATTTCTTCGTCGATGTCAGTGACTAATTTGAAGAAAATTGGTTTTGATGCTGATGTGTTGGAACTTGCTGCAGATCCTCATACGCACAACGTTTTGGAAGTTCAAATTGATTCTTCTGAGATTGATTCAGATTTGGATCGTGAAAACTTGTCTGCTATTCAATTCACACCTGATCAAATCGCAGCTTTCACAGGTGTATCTACTGACGCACGTCAATTGCGTCGTTTGACTAAAATTGATGGTGGAGATTTGTTTGCTTATTTCATCGGTACTTCTGGATCTGCCGTTGTTGATGAAGGTGGTATTACAAAAGCTGACCTTACCGGTTCTTACCCACAAATCGATTCTCTCACCACTGGCGGTGCTGCTGTTGGAGCAATCGGTGGATTTACGTATCCATTAGAACGCGAAACTGCGATCCCTGAAATCGACATCAAAGTTGATTCTACAGCGATCACAGCACAAACTAAAAAGTTGAAAGCAAAATGGTCTCCAGAATTGGGTCAAGACTTGAATGCTTACCACAACTTGGACGCTGAAGTTGAATTGACTTCAATCTTGTCAGAGCAAATCGCGCTTGAAATCGATCGTGAAATCTTGGCTGACTTGGTTAACGGTGCAACTGCTGGTAGATTGTACTGGTCACGTTCACCTGGTTTGTTTGTAAACCGTGCAACTGGTGAAGAAATTGGTGTCGGCAGTGCTCCTGACTTTACTGGTACTGTTTCTGAATGGTATGAAACTTTGATCGAAACTATCAATGATGTTTCTGCACAAATCCATCGTAAGACTTTGCGTGGTGGTGCTAACTTCTGTGTTGTTTCTCCTGAAGTTGCAAACGTTTTGGAATTCACTGCTGGTTTCCGTGCAAACGTTACTGCTGACGCTGACAAAGGCGACATCGGTGCTACAAAGGTTGGTTCTTTGAACCGTAAGTTCGACGTTATCGTTGATCCTTACTTCCCACGTAATGCAATCTTGGTTGGTCGTAAAGGTTCTTCTTTCTTGGAAAGTGGATATGTTTACGCTCCATACGTACCATTGCAAACAACTCCAACCATCTTTGGACCTGAAGACTTCGTTCCTCGTAAGGGAGTTATGACTCGCTATGCGAAGAAAATGGTTCGTCCAGATATGTACGGAATTGTAATTGTTCGCGATCTCTAAGATCAGTTCATAATCACAATTTGACCCTAGCTCTTCGGAGTTGGGGTTTTTTGTTTTTATGGCACTATTTAGAGAGAAAGATTTTTTTAAAGGAGATTTACTATGGCTGCGCCACATATCAATAGAAGAAGAAGAATTGAGATCAAGACCGCTAAAAGAGTAGAAGCGGCAAAGAACGCTTTAGAAACTGCTGCGACTGAACTTGTCGAAGAAGCAACAGAGTTAGTAGAAGAAATAGTTGAAGAGGTCAAAGAGGCCGCTCAAGAACTAAAGGAAACTGTTGAGGATATCGTAGAAGAAACTCAAGAAGCAGTTCAGGAAGTAAAAAGTAAAAAGAAAGCTCGTAGAAAGTCTCGCAAAAAATAAACATTTGTTTTTCATTTGACCTCCTTTCCTCCGTATGTTTCGGCATTCGGAGGTTTCCTTTTATTTAAACTATTTACTTTGACGGAGGGTTTTTTATGTCATTTCCAGATCTTACACCAACATCTACACTATCAGCTATTGTATTACCAGAGAGTGGTGTACTTAGCGATGTCACCGATTCACTTGCAATTGGATTTTATAATACGGATGCGTTTGTAACAGGGGCAGTTGCTCAAGTCGCATATACATACAAGAGACTTGGTGGAGACATCTTAGATATTGAAATCACCGCCAAGAACGTCTATAATCACTACGAGGAAGCATGTTTGGAGTATTCCTATATATTGAACCTTCATCAAGCTAGAAACGCCTTAGGGAGTGCCTTAGGAGGCCCTACAGGTACGTTTGATCACTCTGGTGACCTAACTGATGGAGAAAACATTGCTTTAAAATATCCAAAGTTTGAATTTGATTATGCATTTCGAAATTCTGATAAATTTTCATCCGAGGCTTTAGTGGGTGGAACGGAAACTTTATACTCAGCTTCTTTCGAAAGCATAACTGATCAACAAGACTATGACCTGCAACACATCGTATCGTCTTCCCAAGCGGGATCTTTATGGGACGGTATGGGAAATAAAAGGATCAAGATTAGACAAGTTTATTATGTAACTCCTAGGCAAATGTGGAGGTTCTACGGATACTATGGTGGCCTAAATGTTGTTGGAGACATGCAAAGTTATGGACAATACGCTGACGATTCAACTTTTAACGTCATCCCTCCATGGCAAAACAAAGCACAAGCTCAAGCATACGAAGACCACTTATACACCCGCACATCACACTACTCATACGAAATAATCAACAACAATCTCAGGATATACCCTGCACCAGATAGTGTTTCTCCGGAAAACTTTTGGTTTAGATTTACAGTTGAAACAGGGAACTCAGCTTATGACACTGGATCTTATGATTCTGGTATCGACGGTGTTAACAACATGAATACGATGCCTATGGAAAACATACCATTCGAAAAAATAAACTCAGTTGGCCAACAGTGGGTTCGCAGATTTTCCCTTGCACTATCCAAAGAAACACTGGGGCAAGTCAGAGGCAAGTTTGGAGGAGCTGTTCCAATTCCTGGAGATAGCGTGACACTCAATGCTTCAGATCTATTGTCGCAAGCTGCAGCAGAACAGACATCTCTCAGAGAAGAGTTGAACAAGCAACTTGACGAAATGTTATATTCTAAATTAGCAGAAACAGACAAGGGCATGATTGACAATATGGATTCAATTGTTTCAAAAGTTCCAATGTATATTTTTGTAGGATAATTTTATGTCAGAATGGGAAAGACCGACACAACCACCGTCTCCAATGTTTGTAGGAGAGAAAGAAAAGAATCTTGTAAAACAAGTCAACGATGAAATCATTGAAAGAGTTGTTGGGCAACAGGTTTTGTACTTTCCAATTGATATGGAGACGACAAATTTTCACCCACTATACGGTGAAGCCATGGAAAAGAACTTCTTACATCCAGTAAGAGTGTATGCTTTGGTAGAATATTTGGGCGTTGAAACTACCTTCCTAGAGGGGATAGGTATCGACAAGACCACTGGTTTGAAAATTAATTTTCATAAGAGAAGATTGACGGAGGACCAAGATCTTTATGTTCGTGAAGGTGACTTCGTGAAGTATGGAGATATTTACTACGAGATAGTAAAAATAAATGAACCTAAAGCGTTATACGGTCAGATTGATACAAGATTTGAAGTAACCGCTGAGTGTATAAGAGCTAGAGATGGAGTTTTCAATGGCGAATAATGCAGACACATATAAACATTCAACAATGGAAACTGTTGATACGGCGATATTTAATTTAGTTAATGATGGATTTGATCTTCACACTAAGACGAATGGTGGATTTAAGAAAGTCCCTGTGCTATGGATGTCCCCGGAGAGATCGTTTAATTCTAAAAACAAAGAGATACGTGATTCTGTTGGGAAACTCAAGCTCCCTCTGATGTCTATAGAGAGGACATCAGTAGCCAAAGACCCATCGTTCAAAGGAGGATATCAGGCAAATGTGTTTCCAGATGTCAATGGACCGAGAGGATACAAAAAGAACCAGAGACTTGTCTCTAGAAAGATCTCCCAAAAGACAACCAGAAAATTTGCTTCGACAGAGAGTTCAGATAAGGTAGGTCAAGAAAACTACCCCACTAACAATACGAAAATTGTATACGAAGAAGTGTATGCACCAATACCAGTGTGGATTACAATTTCTTATTCCATTAAAATTAGAACAGAGTATCAACAACAAATGAATGATCTAATATCTCCATTTATTGCTAGGACTGGGAATATAAATTCACTAATCGCTCAGCACGATGGTCACAGATATGAAGTGTTTATTGACCAAGACTTTTCACAAACAAACAACTCTTCCAACCTTGGTGAAGATGAGAGATCGTATGAGACTACTATAACTTTTAAAGTCTTAGGTTTCATCACCGGGGAAGGTGTCAATGAAGAAGTACCATCCAACGTAACCAGAGAGACAATTGTCGAAGTAAAGCTAGTGAGAGAAAGAACAATTGTAGGCGACGAAAAGCCATGGGAAAACGATGATGACAGTTTTAGAGGATTTTAAAGGTGCTTTGGGTTTAATCTTTACTATTTAATAGGAAAATGATTTTTATAATTTAAGGAGAGCAGTCGATGGCTAAAAAATTTGATTTTCTTTCACCCGGAATTGAAGTCCGCGAGATTGATCAGAGCTTTATCCCAGCCCAAGTGGATACAGAGGGACCAATTATCATTGGTCGCACAAGAAAAGGACCGGCAAACAAGCCAGTAAAAATTCGCGGCTTGGACGACTTCGTCTCAGTTTTTGGACTACCTGTAGCTGGTGGTAGTGGTATTCAGGGAGATGTGTGGCGTGAGGGTAACACCGCTGGTCCAACATATGCATCTTATGCAGCACAAGCTTGGCTTGCATCTGAAGAATCGCCGATAACAATCGTACGCCTCTCAGGAGAGCAACACGGAAATGCCACTCCCACTGGAAAAGCTGGTTGG